GCATGATACTAACGAGTATCAATATGTAGGAATTGATCAGGCTGAACAGTTTACTGAGTTTCAGCTGAGATACATTTCTTCCCGAATCAGGTCTTCAAACCCTGATCTTCCATCTATCTATCGCTTAACCGCTAATCCTGGAGGAGAGTCTCACGTATACCTTCGAGATCGATTTGTTAAGCCCTGTATAACAGGGAACATTATCTTAGTAGATAGAGTAACTAAGCTCAAGAGACTCTACATCCCCGCCCGATTAACTGATAACCCGCACCTCATGGAGAACGATCCCGATTATATTAATCGGTTGATGCTTCTCCCTGAAGCTGAGCGGGAAGCGAAAATGAATGGAGACTGGTTCTCCTTTGCTGGAGCAGTCTTTCAGGAACTCCGAATCACTCATAATCCTGGCGAGCCTGATAATGCTATTCACACAGTTTCCCCATTCATCATTCCTGACTATTGGCCTCGCATCTTAGCAATTGACTGGGGATGGTCAGCATTTACCTTTGCTGGCTGGGCAGCTATTTCTCCTGATGAACGTATCTATCTTTATCGTACCTATAAAGCTAAGAAAACTACAGTTCATCAATGGGGATCAGATTTAGCTCGTCTATCTCAATTCGAGAAGCTAACCCGAGTAGCTTTAGATCCATCAGCTTGGCAGCAAAGAGGGTATGAGTTAACTATTGCTGAGGAGTTTCAGAAAGCTTCAGGCTTCACTCCAGAAAAAGCTGATAATGATAGGCATGGTGGAGTAAGTCTGATTCATGAATGCCTCAGATTCATTCCTAAGCCTCCGAAAAGAGTTCCTGCTGAAGGATTCAATAAAGATATCGCTGACAGAATCCTTCGCATGAATGGGATTAAAGCTTATGAGGAATATCTAGACTTATTCAGGCCAGAGAAACCTGAAACCAATTTACCCAGGCTCCAATTCTTTTCTCCAGGCTGTGAAGAAGTTCTATCAGCTCTCCAATCTTGCCAGTTCGATGATAAAGATAAAGAAGATTATGCAGAATTTGACGGTGATGATCCTGTGGATATGCTTAGATATCTACTTAAAGCTACGAGAGTCTATCTTGATAATGCTAGGAAGACACAGGATCTCCTAAGAATGGAGGCTGATATCAGAGCTCAGTTGGAATCTGGTGGAGATATGACTACCTTTTATATGAGAATGAGTCTTCTTGATCAAAAACGAGTTACTTCTACTGCTAAAGCAGTTAAGAGGTATCATTAATGGAATTTTCAGAACTAGAAGTAGAATCTGATATCTTTGATCCTACCAAAGAACTTATCTCAGCCCTCAAAGATCATATCGAAACTCTTAAGGCTGAGAATGAGAGACTTCGATCTAAATATGAGCCTAAAGCTTTTACTCCATTAGAACAAGCCCACTCAGAAGTAATCCCAATCAATCGAAAACCAAAAGTTAAGACTGTAGGAGAGCTTGTCAGAGTTCTAGAACAAAGGACAAAGGTTAAGGGATTAGATGAAGAAGCTAAGTAGTGCCCTTTTAGGGGTAATCTGATCCTACTCCTACCCCTACTCCTGTAGTTTCTCCTACTCCTATTCCATTTTCATGCTATTTAGATGGAACTCTCTATAATCTAGTTCCAGTAGATCGCAGAGAGTCTTTTCCTTTAGGAAGAGCTATCAATCAAGCTATTAGTGAAGAGACAGGATGTAGACTATTCGACCCCGCCTGCGAAATTAAGATTCATCCTCAAGATTTCATGGATCATGTAATCAATCGGCTTCAGGCAAAGGGTTATTGCGCAGGTCAAATCGAGCCGGGGGAAACTGATGAGATTGCTGCTGCCGGCTTTGATACCAGAGATAAAATTCCTGGTAAAATCTGGCATGCATTTCATATTTATTCTGGCTCCGGTTGGGATGACTTTTCATTTCCTGGAATTGTAGTCTGGTATTATGAGGGTACAGGAGATGCTCCTGGATCTTATCGTGGAACTTGGGAGGCAATTAAAAAATGAGTTCAAATATTCCAAAACCAAATGCGACTATTACTGATGGTATTGAATATGTTAAGAGAAATCCTAGCTCACTAGTTACTATTTTTGCTGGGTTAAAAGAGTTAGTTACTGTTCTGCTTCTAATCTTCAAACCAGCAATTAAATCTCCAAATGGAAAATAACCTTCCGTTTAAGGCTAAAATCCTCGCTAAACTTTTAGGGTTAGATATGAAATTTTTATCTGGTTTATGGAACTGGCTTGATGGGAAAAAGACTTATTTTGGTCTTTTCCTTAGTGCATTAGCTGTCTTAGCTGAATTCTGGCCTCAGGTAGCTGCGGCTTTTCCAAACGCCAAATGGGTATTAGTTGGCGCCGGGGTAATTCAATTTCTAAACGGTTGGGCACATAAAGCTTATAAGTATCGTTACAAGGAAGAGCATCCCTAAATGTCTACAACTCCTCCAGTTTCAGAAGTTAGTGATCTTCAGTTAATTGAGCAGGAAGATGATATCAAAGCTCAAGTGGAGGAGAAGTATACCGAAGCGAAGAACTATGTAACAAACATCATTCGGCAGATTGATATTCAGGAGCGGCCAACTCGAGAATCTCAGATTAGAATGTGGAAGTACCTTGATCTTCTCTGGTCAGGTATTACCAACTTCTACTGGAATGCTGGAGTTCAGCGCTATTCTCCTATCACTGCTGATGATTTAGTAAACTTATCTTCTTCTCTAGACATTGATCCTACTCTACTCAATAAGACCATCAATATGATTCGTCCTTATGGAGAATCAATTGTTGGTGCTTTAACTACTGCTGTTCCTCGAAATAAATATTATCCCTCCGACGCTGAGAGTGTAGACGATATTAATACCTCTAAAGCCTATACGAACATTGAGCAAAAGATCGTTCTGGATAATCAGATGAAGTTAAAGATTATCCAGATGATCGTTAATATGCTTAATGGAGGTTTCTTTGCTCTTCACAATTATCCTCACTCCCATGAGCGATATGGAACTATCTCCAAAGAGGAGATGGGAGAGAAGAATTTCCGAATCACTAATGCTACCTGTCCAGAGTGCGGAGATCTAATTTCCTCCTCTGAGGAAGAAGTTGATGAGGAAGAAGGAATTGATACTGCTGCTGGAACTGATATTGGATTAGATGAAACTATTAACGAGGCGCCTGAAGGTCAGGAGATAGTTAATCCTCCTCCTAGTTCTATCTGTCCAAGCTGTCAGACTCCTATTGATCCTATCTTAGAGACTCTTAGGAGTCAGAGACTAGTTCCAGTAGGCAAGATTACTATTCCTAAAACTAGAGTCCTCTTAGATGTTTATGGTCCATTAAATGTCAAGATTCCTTGTCATGCATCTAAGAAAGAAGAGGTTCTTTGGTGCATCTTAGAGAAAGAAATTCACGAGTCTCAAGCTCGTAGACTCTTTCCTAAGTATCGGGACAAGATCGTTCCAGGAACTCCTTCGGGTGATTTAGCTTATGATCGATGGGCTCGTACTCAATATGAGAATACGAATGAGCTAAATCATTATTATGTAACCATGAGATGGCTATATCTACAGCCTGATGGTTATGAGATCTTACGGGATGAAGAATCTCCTAAAGTTCTTGAAGCTCTTTTTCCTAAAGGGCTATTAGCAGTCTTTGCTAATGACATCTTACTCTTCATTGAAGAAGCTGAGCTAGAAGAATACTGGACTTTCTCTTTCAATCCTATCTATAAGCGACTCTATGGAGATCCTCTCCTTAAAGCTGCTATTCCACTTCAAGAAACTTCAAACGATCTCTTCCAGCTAGAGATTGAGACTGTTAAACATGCTATTCCCCAATCATTTGCCGACCCTGAAGTTCTCGACTTTAATGCTTATGCTCAAGCCAAATCCGAGCCGGGGTCAATTTTCCCAGCTAAAATGCCTGCTGGAAGATCTCTTTCAGATGCAATTCATACTACTATCACCGCGAATTTACCCAAAGAAGTTGAAGTTTTAGAAACTAAGATTGAGAAGCTTTTCCAATTCATCTTAGGGGCTTTTCCTTCTGTCTTTGGTGGTGAAGCAAGCGGTTCCAAGACTCTTGGAGAATATGAGCAGAGTCGCTCACAAGCTCTTCAACGCCTATCAGCAAATCCTCAGTCAGTAGTATATCACGCCTATGCCGAAGCAATGGGCAAATCAGTTAAGATGTATGGTGAAGAGCTAGTAGAAGATGAAGCTTATGTAGTTGAAAAGGGGAATAGTTTCGTAAACGTTTGGATTCGAAAAGCTCATCTTCAGGGAAGAATTGGTCAGGTTAGACCTGAAGTTTCTGAACAGTTCCCATCAACTTGGGGCCAAAAGAAAGCTGCTTGGTTAGAGCTAGTTGGTCTCAATAATGAAGTGATTACTCAAGTTCTCTTCCACCCAGAAAACATCTCTATGTTGAAGGAGATTACTGGAATGGATGATTTATATGTTCCCGGCGACGATCAAAGGAATAAGCAGCTTACTGAAATCAAGTATCTAATCTCAGCTCCTCCAGTTGAAGGAATGATGGATCCTATGACTGGCCAGGAAGCAATGCCTACAAGCTCAGTTCCTATTGAGCCAGTAGATGATGATGCAATTCATATTGCAGTCCTAAGTGCTTTCATTTGTTCTGAGGTTGGTCAAACAATCAAAGAAGAAAATCCTGTTGCCTATATGAATCTTCTACTTCACCTTCAGGAACATCAAATGAGAATGCAAGAACAAATGATGGCTCAGCAAATGGCTCAGGCTCAAGCTCAAGGTGACCCAAATCAAGTAGGAGAGGCTCAATGAAGAAGTTATTAGCTTTAGTAGGATTTCTCCTATTAGCTTCTAGTGGTTTTGCTCAGACAGTTGGTACTCATCCCGGAAATTTTGAGTATGCTTGGATTGTTAGGGATTTAACTTCACCCTTAGGACTTAGTTCAAACTATAGTCTAACTATTGGTAATAGGGGTTATACTTGGTTTACTTGGCAAACTTCATTTTCGGCAGCTCCTGCCGCAGTTACTATTACTTTAGAAGGTTCTGTTGATTGTGCTACCTATAGCCCTATTGATACATCTACCAATGTCAATGGGGAAGTTCGTATGGCTGGTGGACTTTATAAATGTGTTAGATTCAATAACTCCGCAGTAACTACTGGGGCTGGTAAAAATCTTACTGTTGCATTCATTTATTCTTACTCTTATGGGCTAGGTAGTCCTCAATGGATGCCAGTTTCATTCTCAGCTTTGGGAACTCCTAACAATGGAACTTTCTATTATTGTTCAGATTGTACAATTGCAAATCCCTGTGCAGGTGGAGGAACTGGAGCTCTTGCTAAAAGATTGAATGGGGTTTGGGTTTGTAACTAATGTCTGCTCAACTAGAACTATTCCTACAAGTTTCAGCAGTCTTAGCCATTATTTATGGGGTTATTAGGGTTTTTGTAGTCCTACAAATAAAAGCTAGAAAAGGTGAGAGCGATAAAAAGGAGGTTCTAGAGTCGATTCGCTCCATAGACACTAAGATTGACTTAATGGGAAATGATATTAATAAACAGACCCTCTATATTCAAAAAGTTGAGCGGGATGGGGTAGAGTCAATTAGATTAACTCAGGCCCTTCATGGCAGAGTTGATAAGCTTAATGCTGGTTTCCAACGCTATAAGATTAAGCAAGCAAAAGTTGAAGAGCAGCTTAGGCAGCATTCAGAAGAATTAAGAACTTTGCGGGATACTCAGCGATTTAAATTTATAGGGCCTAAAGATGAAAAATGATCTAGCCCAAGAAGTTTCTGACCTAAAAGTCAGGCTTGAGAAAGTGGAAAAAGCGTCAAAAATTAATACTCGTATTCTTAGGGCCCAATGGGATCTTAGGCAATCGTTTGCCCTATTGGAAACCAGAGTTGAAAAGCTGGAGCAAGATGTGGAAAAGAAGCTGGATGCGATTTTGAGGAAGTTTGAGCAACTCTCTTGTTATAAGAAAGAGAAGTTTTAAATGGCCCCCCGCGTGAAAAGCTATAATTTAGATGCTATTAGCTACATCCCACTCTATCCTCCAGTTTCAGCTTATAGAATTGAAGTAATTAATGCAACTTCAGTAGCTATGAGTCTTAGAACTGATCCAGTTGATCCTACTACTCAATTAACTCTTTTACCGGGTGAAGCTAAAGTTTTCGATTCTGCTAAAAACCATCAAGTTTATGATCCAGGAGCAGTTCTTATCTATGCTATTTTAGCATCAGGTACAGGAACAGGAAAAGTCCTTGCGCATTGAAATCAATGGCGACAATTTAGCTGCAAGAACTCTTATTGGCTATGTCAATAAGTTGGGATTTGCAGTTGTTCGGGTCCTTCCTACTTTTACCATCCATCTAGAAGAGGAAGGAAATGATTTCATTGTTGATGGAGTTGATTCAGACTTGGAGCGACGAATTCTTTTCCATATGGAGGATCTTGGGACTGAAAAATTTATCCTTCAGAGAAAAGGTGGAATTCGTTCTGACCGCGAGATTAAGATTACTTATCCAGCTGGAAAAGATGAGCTAGTTGCTAGGAGTATTGCTAGGGCAATTCAGGAATCTAAGGTCTCTTTCTGGAATAAAAAGTTATTTCTGCTAGCTTTCTTAATTCTCAGCGCGGGAAATTTAGAAGCTCAGCAATTCGTTTATGGTCGAGCATGGGATACTGTAAATCTAGCTGCTGCTGATCCTGGGGATAGCACTAATCAGGCTATTAGGGTCAATTGTATTGCTGGATGTGGGGCTGGCTCTGGAGCTACTGGAATTCAAGTAAGAAATGGTGCAGGTACTTGGACTGATGTAGGTTATTTTGGTGGGAACTTAAAAGTTCCGGTAACTCCTGATCCTATTACCTTTGCTTCAGCCCAGCCAGTAACTCAATCTGGAACTTGGAATCCAGTAGCAGTAACTGGAACTTTTTGGCCTACATTATCTTCAGCTCCTGCTAGTCATAGATTATCAGATGGAACTAACTTCTATAATGCTCTGACTGATACTCAGCTTAGAGCTAGTGCAGTTAACGTTTCTTGGTCAGCTCAAACTGTAACAGTGACTCAGGGAACTGGTACTAACTTACATACAGTTCTAGACTCTGGTACTCTTACTTCTATTACCAATACTGTCTCTTCTAACTTAGCTCAAGTTGGAGGAAATACTGTTGCAACTGATATTGGTGATAGAAGTAATGCTACTCAGAGAGTAGTTAGGGCTGGAACTCCAACTATTGCGACTGGACAAATTTCATGTGCAAATACTGCTACCCAAATTACTACTGCTCGAGCTGGTAGGCAAGGATTATCAGTAACCAACCTTGGGACTACTGATGTCTATATTGGAACTTCAGGGGTTACAATCGCAAATGGTGATCTATTGTTAGGCTTAAAAGGAGCAAGTGCTTCTTATGATACCTCAGCTACTATCTATTGTATAGTTTCTGCTGGAACACAGTCAATTTCCTTCTCTGAGGTTTACTAATGAGAAAGATTCCCTATATACTCCTATTCTTATTATCAGCAGCAATTCTCAGCTCTCAGTCTATTAGAAAATCCTATCCTCCTAGCTCTGGAACTGGAGGAGGATATAATCTTATCCAAGATGAGGGAACTGGATTAGCAGCTCAAACAACTCTTAATTTCACCGGAGCAGGAGTTTCTTGTGCTGATGGTGGAACTAAGACTAATTGTACTATCTCAGGTGGTTCTGGCTCAGTTAACGT